CCGAGGGCGTCAAGCTTTATGAAATCCACTGGTCTTGCAGTGAGGTTTTGCGTTGGAAAGATGGCACTCCTGCCATGCGTGAAGTGGACACAATTCCGTTTTTTGAATGGGCGGAAATGAAAATAAGCCATTCTTCTGACGGTACCTGTACTGCTGACGTGATGTCGGAAACGCAAAAAACGCAAAGCATCTTAAAGCGTTTGGTTATTGACAATCAGCAGATGAGAAACACCACTCGATACGAGGCTACTGTCGGATCTCTCAAAAACCCTAGAGACTTGTTAGATAACACAATCGGCGGCGTGATATGGAGCCGACAACCTGGATCTGTAACTCCTCTTGCTACGCCTGAGTTAAGTCCTTTGACCATGAATGCTGTGCAGATGCTAAAAGCTGATGGTGAAGAGCGTAATGGCATGTCTGGGCTTTCTAAGGGCATGGAGATGGGCGCTGTTAATAATCAGAACGCCTCAGACATGGTGTCTAAGCTAACCAGTGCTGGGCAGCGCCGAGTCACTATGGCGGCTAGAGATTTTGCTCGTACTTTTTTGATTCCAATGAGTCAGCACATAATAAAACTGGCGATTGAAAATGATCAAAGCCAAGACGTTATTGAGGTTTCTGGACAACAAGTTCCGGTAGTGCCTTCTAGTTGGAGTGTTGAAGATATTGAGATGGAGGTTGCTGCGGCATTAACTCCTGATGAGGCAGTTCGTCAAGCAAGCCAAATGATGATGGTTCATCAGCTTATCTCTCAAGATCCTCAAATGGGAATGATTTATGGAGCATTACAGCGTCACGCTTTGTTTGACAAAGTATTTGATCTCATGGGCATGAAGAATACTGCCGCTCTAATGATGTCGCCTAATAGTCCTGAGTACCAGCAGCAGCAACAAATGCAGCAGATACAGCAACAAGAGCAGGAGCTTGAAGCGAAGACCCAGCAAGAGCTTCAGAAGCAAAGTCAGGCCGCGCAGATTGCTGCTTTAGAAGCACAAGCTCAGTCTTTGATTATGCAGTCTCAATCCAACATGACCGACAAGATGTTCGACAACCAGCTTGATGCAGAAGAGTTTGAGCATAAAAAGTTTGTTGATATTGAAAAGCTAAACATTGAGAGAAAGAGGAATAGCGTCAATGGCTAAGTTTAGTCTTTCAAAGGCGATCAGAGAGAAAGAGCAGCCTAAAGAAATACCGGCGGGTGTACATCCGTTAATTGTAAAAAAAATGAGGCAGAAAGGAGAGCGAGATGCCCCAAGCAAAAGAAGGACGTTCCTCAGCAACCGATATAAATCAAATATTGGAAGCGGGGATGCAAGCGCAGACGTTGTTGCAGAGCCAAGTGTTCGGAGCAGCGTATCGAGAGACATTGAACCACTACTTTAACGAGTGGTTATCAACGCAGGTAGATCACGCCAAAAAGCGTGAAGAAATTTATTTTCGTTTGCGAGGTTTGCAGGATGCCGCGCAGACATTAGCGGGCTTTGTTTCTCAGGCAGAGACAATCATGCAACAGCAATCAAATGAAAATGAATTTAGACCACAGGAGTATCAGCAATGAGCGAAGAGAGCGGAGCTGCACCGACATTTAGAGAACAAGCGATGGATCGAATGGCGTCTGAGAGAGATTCCACTCCGGTCGAGCCAGCGCCTGAAAACCCAGAATACGAAGAACCCGAAGAGATCGGAAACTCGGAGTTTTCTGCGGACGATGCGGCCTTTGGAGAGGTCGAAACCCAAGAATTGCAGGATGATGAGTACGGATCAGAAGATGAACAGCTTGAACCCGACTCCGATGATCAGCCTGACCATGATTGGGAGAAGCGATACAAAGATATTCAGCGGGAGCTAACTCGTTACCAACAAGAGCGAGAAGGCTACACCAGTGAAATATCAGAAATGATGGTCGAATCTACGCGCACTCAGCATGAGCTTGAAGACTCTTTGGGTCAGGCAAAGCAGATGGCGGAGTTACTAACCCAGCAATGGGCTGGTAATGCGCAAAGGTTTAGAAACATTGATTGGTCCCAAGTTCCGGCAGAACAAATTCCTGCTTTGCAACAACAGGCACAGCAGGCAATTGTCGCGGAACAACAGGCTAGGCAGCATTTAGAGATGGTTACTCATCAGCAAGGTGCGATCTATGAGAAGCAAATGCAGCGACAAGCTGCTGTTGCAACTCAAAGACTAAAGGTGAGGGTCCCTAACTGGAATCAGGAAACTTATTCCGGCATAAGGAATCACGCTCAAAGTCTTGGGTTAGATCCTAAGATGTTTAACACCATTACTGATCCTGCTGTTATTGAGATGTTTCATGACTCCATGATGTATCGCTCTGCTGGCAAAAAAGCCAAAACACTTAGTAAGCAAAAGTCGCGTAAGCCATCAGCAGCTAACACACAAAGATCATCAAGAGATGTTCGGGGCAGATTCGCCTCAGCAAAGCAAAACTTTGAGTCCAATCCCGGACAGAAGGGAAGCTTTGCGGCGATGAAGGAGGCCCAGTTGCGGATGGAGCGATAGCCATCGTATCCGTAGGAGGAAATTAAAATGGCCGATAACACTTATGTACAAACCCGACAGGCAGAAGATGTCCAGGATGTTATCTATAACATCTCACCCATCGACTCACCTGTCGTTTCAATGTCTAAGACTATTCGCGCAACTGGTAAGTTGCATGAGTGGTCACAGGACGATCTGAACGCTGCCGGTGAGAACGCGGTAGTTGAAGGTGCGGTAGCTGGCGACGACATTAGCAAGCCTATTGTCGAGAAGTCTAACTACTGTCAGATCATGTCAAAGGTTGCTGAAGTAACTGGCACTTTGGAGAAGGTCGACAAGTATGGCCGTGATTCAGAGATGGCTTATCAGCTTGAGTTGCGTTATGGCGAGCTAGCTAACGACCAAGAGTACGCGGTTGTTGGTGTTCAAACTGCCAAATCCGCTGGCTCAGCTTCCGCCGCTCGCAAGATGGCATCGTTTGTGCCTCAGCTTGCAGCAACAATGGTAATTGACGGTTCTGCCGCCAAGACCGCTGATGAAGTTGAAGACCTGCTGCTGTCGGCTCACCTTGCCACATACATGGAGGGTGGAAACCCTAGCTATCTGGTCACTGACCCGAAGACTGCTGGACTTGTTTCAGCTATGGCTATGGCTGCTGGACGCACCCGTGACATCCGTAACGAGCGCAAGATCGTGAACGTCATCGATCTGTATGTCTCTACCTACGGTGAGCTTGATGTGGTTCTGGATCGCAACATGGAAGCAGGCACAATGCTGTTGGTTGATTTCAACTACGCGGCAACTCCTGTACTGCGTCCTACGGCTGATTGGCCTATTGCCAAGGTTGGCGATTCAGATAAGCGTCAAATTCTGTGGGAGGGAACGTATGCAGTGTTGAATGATTCTGCACACGCGGCTGTCACAGGTGTTGACCTTGATGCGGCAAACACACCCTGATGTCAGATTACCGACATCGTTTAACGGACTTGCGGGAGGGTTCCTCCCGCACGTTCTCTTATGAGGACGGCAAGACGTACCGTGGCTATCACCTTGATACTGAGAAGGCCAAAGCTCATGTCAAATACAAGCAAGATCAGTCTCAATACTTCAAAAAAGATTGGAAGTATGCTGGTTCAATTCCAATGGAAACTGTCGTAAAATATCAACAGTTATTGCCCGAAGATGAGAGAGCGGATTTCTGGCACCACTTTGCTACTGACAAGGTAGTGAAAGCCAAATTCCTGACGTGGTTTAAAGCTAACTATCCAGAGCTTTTGCCGGGTCACTCAGTCAAGAGAGGGCAGTCGTGAGAAGTTATAACGATTTACTCAATGATGTTCGCTCGTTCCTTAATCGTAAGGACTTAGAAGAGCAGATACCCCGATTTATTATGCTGGCCGAGCAAGACTTGTTTCGGCGGCTTAGAGCTACCTGCAACGAAAAGACCGTGAGCTATACGCCCAAGAGCGTTGGCTACCCCATTAACGCAGTGGTGCGGCTTCCTGATAGCGCCATTGAGCTAAAGACCGTGCTGTTTGATGGCACTCCGCTGCAATACATTAGCGATGCCGAGTACTTCCGCAGGCTGAAGGCTTT